ACTATTATAACTACCGAGTTTAGAGAACGCTTTAAGCCGCGGCCAGGACAAAACCTTCTTCCATTCTGGAAAAAGAGAATGCTTCGAACAAATCCATTTAATGCAAGTGGAGAAATGTGCGAAGAAAAAGATTAGATGATAATTACAGAGAGGTAAAAAAATATTATGGCTTCATTAGGCGTTGCTCTTCCGCTAGAATTAGATTCGGGAGACGGGTTTCACATGCTAAAGAGTATTAAGAATCTTGTTAAACAAAATTTAAAAATGCTCATACTCACCATTCCAGGCGAACGAGTTATGAAGCCCAAATTTGGAGTTGGGCTCTCTCGGTACCTTTTTGAGAATTTTGGTCATGATACAATGGCTCAAATAGATAATAGCATCAGAGAGCAAGTAAGTATTTATATGCCGGCCGTTATTATTCAAAATATTACGTTTGGCAACAGCAATCCCGATAATAATTATTTAGGGATTGGGATAGAATATTCTATTCCGGCCGTAGGAACAACAGATTTATTAGAATTAACTATTTAAAAATGAGGATTTTTGTATGTCATCAGAACAAAAAAAGATAGTACCCATAGATTACACCCATCGCGAGTATAGCAGCATTCGTGACGATCTAATGGAAATAGCGGAAAGGTTGTATCCGGACACATTTAAAGATTGGAGTGAGGCTTCTTTTGGGGCTTTGATGATAGATGCGGTAGCGTACGTTGGCGATCAGCTGTCGTTTTATTTGGACTATAATGTTAACGAAACCTTTTTAGATACAGCGTATCAGTACAACAATATTGTTCGTCATGGTAGAATTCTTGGGTATAAATATCAAGGACCCGATTCAACTTATGGGACGGTGAGCATGTTTGTGCTAGTGCCCGCTTCTACTACTGGCCTAGGCCCGGACACAGATTATATTCCCATTGCTAAAAGTGGCACCCGGTTTTCTTCTCAAACGGGATTGAGTTTTGTTTTGACAGAAAACGTCGATTTTTCAGATTCTTCTAATCCTGTAGTGGTAGCAACCGTGGACACCGACACCGGCGCCCCCACATATTATGCGATTAAGGCTACGGGCAATGTGGTTTCGGGCTATATTACAGAAGAGCGAATAAGAATTGGCCAGTATGAGAGGTTTTTGAAGACGAGGCTTTCGTCAAACAACGTAGCGGAAATAATTTCAGTTGTGGATTCAGAAGGTAACGAATATTTTGAAGTAGATTTTCTTGCACAAGACATGGTATTTAAAGAAATGGCCAACACTAATTACAAAAATGACAATGTTCCTTCGGTTTTAAAGCCCTACTTGGTATCTAGAAAATTTGTTGTTGAAAGAGACGTTGTAAACACTTATTTGCAATTTGGAAGCGGGAAGGAAGGAGAATCAGATGTTGTGGCCGATCCACAATCAGTGGCAATAGATGCTTTTGGAAAAAGCTATGTGACAGACACTACTTTTGATCCGACAAGATTAACAAAGAATCAAAGCCTTGGTGTTGTTCCTTCAAACACAACACTAACGGTCACCTATCGGCTTACTAGTACGGTAAATTCTAACGTAGCCACCAACGGGCTGAATCAAGTCAACACTGTGGAAATGAACTTTACCGATGCAGCTAGTTTAGTTTCTTCAAAAATGCAAGAAGTTATTGACTCTTTAGAAGTTGCGAATGAAGAACCGATTATAGGAGACGTTACCACTCCAGATTCTGATGAACTTAAAAGAAGAATATTTGACACTTTTCCAACACAAAATAGGGCAGTAACACAGGCCGATTACGAGAGTGTTGTCTATAGAATGCCTTCAGCATTTGGCTCCATAAAGCGGTGTTCTGTACAAAAAGATCCAAACGCAATAAAAAGAAATTTAAACTTATATGTTGTATCTGAAGATTCGCAAGAAAAATTAACAACGACGAATAGTACTATTAAAAATAATGTAAAGACATGGATAAATCAATATAGAATGATGAACGATACTATAGATATTCTTGATCCTTATATCCTTAATTTGGGCATTGAGTTTACCATAAAAGCGGCCACCGCCACTGACAAGTTCACTCTATTAGAGAGCGCTGTCGACGCGCTATCGAAAAAATATAGCACTCCTTTCTTCATTGGAGAGCCGATATACATAAGCGATATATTTTCAGAATTGAAAAATGTGACCGGCATATTGGACGTTGTAACTGTGACATTAAGGGCGAAGACTGGGGGAAATTATTCAAACGCGAATATAGATATTGACGCAAATATGTCCCCAGATGGAACTTATTTGGTAGTGCCAGCAAATGCGATAGTAGAAATTAAATATCCCGCCACTGATATTATAGGAAAAGTTGTATAATGGCCATCAAAAGATATACCGCATCGGCTGACAACACTGTTGTTAATGCTTATGAGCCCAATTTAATAACTCGCGCCACCGGCGCGAACATGGGCGAAGCAGACATATTGGAGACGTTTTCAATCTATGGTCGCGTAACAACAAGTTCCCAGGAGCTTTCCAGAATTCTTATCAAGTTTCCTGTTACAGATATTTCTACTGATAGAACAAACGGCAATCTTCCCGCTAGCGGAAATGTTAGCTTTTATTTGCGAATGCACAATGCTGAACATTCTAAAACAGTACCAAGGGATTATACTCTGTCGGTTTTTACGGTTTCGCAGTCATGGCAGGAAGGAGTCGGCTTAGATCTAGAGGGTTATAAAGATTTAACTGTTGGGAATGAAGGCTCTAACTGGATGAGCGCTTCGAATAGCACATATTGGACAGACGCTAACGATACTTTGTTGGCGGGAGGTTCCTATATTACAGGCGCCGAACCCAATGGCGTGGGCCCCAATGCAGATGTTGATACCGAAATATATATTTTTAAACAGACATTAACGACAGGTTTGGAAGATATTGAACTTGATGTAACCCCTGTTATAGAACAGTGGATAGCCGGCACATACTCAAATTATGGGTTTGGAGTTCATTTATCAGCCAGTTATGAGGCATATATATCTGGAACAGCAGATGATACGGTTAGTCGAAAGCCAGGACAGCTGGCCTTGGATGATGACGACACCACACAAAGTGTTATCTATAATCCAAGCGGCTCAACCAAGTCATATTTTACTAAGAGATTTTTTGCAAAAGGAACAGAGTTTTTCTTTAAGCGCCCGGTGATTGAGGCTCGCTGGGATGATGCAACAAAAGATGATCGCGGAAACTTTTATTATAGCAGCTCATTAGCGACAGATGAGTGGAACTTAAATACGCTCTATTTTTACAATTATGTCCGCGGACAACTTGCCAACATCCCCAACTTGGGTGCAGACAAGCGCGTGTATGTAAGTATCTATTCTGGTTCTACTGGGGGATTTTATGCCGATCAGGGCGGCGGAGATGGTGATGACCTGGCACCTTCAAATTATCCCGCCTCGGGCGCTACTGCGGATAATACCGGAAGTATTCAGATTTTGTCCGCGGACGGTAACGGCACTACCAGCGCCAATGTTCGCTCAAGTTATTTAACAGTTGTAACGGGAGGAATTGTTTCCAAAGGAATTTATAGTGCTTCTTTTGCATTTACTGGTTCGGAAATACTAAAGACAATATTTGATGTGTGGTTTACAGGCAGCGATACAGTTACTAACGCCAACGATGCCACAATTCAGTTCTTCACTGGCGCCGTCAAGCCCATAACGCTTCGGGCCGAAGGAAGAGCAACTCGGCCAACCCATTATCTAAATATTACAAACCTCCGAGACAGATATCGTGCGAATGAAGTCGCAAGACTTAACTTGTATGTTAGAAATAAATTCTGGGAACCAACAATATATACGGTAGCCAATTCCACAGCGCCTGCAACCAGTATTATTAGTGCGTCCTACAGTGTTTATAGAATAATAGACGCTTATACTGCCATTCCCTATGGAACTGGTAGTGACAAACACACAGTGCTTTCTTACGATGTTTCCGGAAATTATTTTGACTTTGATATGAACCTACTAGAGCCCGGGTATGCTTACGCATTCAAATTCTCCTTTTACGATAACGGACTTAATTCCTGGGTCCAGCAGCCGGACACATTTAAGTTCAGAGTAGAAGACCATGAGTATTAAAAAGCTTTTCGAATCTACTGATACATCCCGTACTTATCTTTCTGATACAACCGAAAAAGATCTGTTTAAGGATGTTGAATCAGCAAAAAACGCAGTCGCAATTGCTACAAAACAGCAGAGATTCGTTCCGCAAGTAGATTATTCTGAGCCTATAAACTTTGCCAAATACGGTTCTGCGCGGATATATTATCAATCCGCGATAAGTAGAGTTGTTGATTTCTTTCCATACGATGGCTCTGAATATGAAATTACTGAGTATCATAATAAGTCGTTAGATATCGAAGAATACGTATTCGACAACCTCTACCCTCGCACGAATGGCTATGCGCGTTTTAGTGCTAATGGGTGGGGAACGCTGCTTGGTAGTTTGTCG